GTGCTTTTACTGTGCTAGTTGCTGAAAACAACAAATCAACTGGGCTTGTCCAAGCGCCTAGGTTAGTTGCGCCCTGAGCTGTTCCCAATAACGTGTCTTGATTGTCATTTACTCCGTCAAGTTTAGCGATTGCAGCTTCAACTGTGTCGCTTGGCGATACGTTTCCACTGGCTGCAACATAAGACCCAGACAAATCAATACCTGTAGCAATTGACCAGTCAACATCCGACAACTTTAGAATGATTGATCCGTTGTAGTTGACGATAGTTGTAGCTTCGCCAGCAGCAGGATCTGGAAGGTAGTTAGGTGTAATGAATGTGTCATTAGGTGCCAATGGGCTTGCTGCTGCTGCAAATGTTACGTTAGGCGCAGAAACCGCTGTTACTTGTAAAAGAACAGGTGTTCCGTCTGCGTCTGCAATAATGTAGTCGTTAACTGCAAAGTCTGCTGCTGTTAACAGTGGAGCGCCATCATCTGCAAATGGTGAAGCTGTTAAATCGCGTGTTCCAATTGCAACTGTGTCGTTTGTTACGGCCTTAATCGATTCTGGTCGCCATGTGCCAATGCTTGCGTTACCTGAACCATTTAAAACGTAGTCCGATGAATTTCCGGCGTTTGTGAGCTTCTGATAGATCGCGCCAGTTCCAGAGCGAAGATATAGAGATCCAATTGGTGCCGCCGCTTGATCGCCCAAGCCATCTGGCACCGCTGTTCCGGTTAAGATCCGCGCTTGAAGTGCGCCATTCTCTGCGTAGATATCTAAGCCCTTTTCAATCCCAAAAAAGTTTCTTGCCATGTTTTACCCCTTTAATTAATTGTTTGTTTGTTAAATGAACATGTTATGTTGAATGCTTCGTTATTTGTAATTGCAATTGTAGCATTTGGGCCAACTACATCCGCAACAACTAAGCAATCAAGATTATTCCCTACTCGGGAATAAACTGAATCAGCAACGCTAGATCCTTGCTTAACTACCGTCATTTTTAATGATCTTGTTTGTGTGTAATCTGCTTTGAATAAACTTATAAAATAATCAACCGCCGTCATGGTTGAAAGTAGAACTGTATCCACTGTGACCGATTGGCCCGCCGGAACTGACACAGTTGTCGTTGTTGGTCCCGCTTGATTTCCATGGTCAACTAAGTCTAGTCGGCCTGTTAGTGGATTGAATTTAAAGCCCATCAACTAACCTCGACTGTGTGCAGGTCGTTCAATGATGCCGTATGGTATGTCACTGTAATTGTCTTGAGGATCGTTCCAGTTGGGCCACCTTGACGATATGTATACGTTTCAATTGCTCCAGAAACTGATCTGACAATTGTGTCTGCTGAAAGTGGTGGATCAAATGGTCCACTTGATTGGGTTAAGTTTCCGACAACTTCAACCGCTGCATTCCCCGGCCTTGACGGGCTTTCAACAAATTTAGTTAGTTCTCTATCTTCTAAATTAGGTGAAAACGCCATTCAAACGCCTCTATTTTTGTTTCTGTTTTTTCTTTTGTAACAATATCAGATCATCCGATTGCTTCATGTAAAAAGCATGAAAGCGGCGTCCGTCGTGAACTATCTGATAGTAGACAAATTCTGACTTATATTGCTGATTGTTCTCAAGCATTAAAGCCCGGAGACCTTCTACAGTCTCCGAGCTGATGACATGAGGAACATTAAAAATGTTCCCCGACATTATTAAGTAGCCGATCCTAGGCGAACGATTCCTTTTCCTGATTGCATAACTTTGCAGCCGTACAATTGGTCAAGTGAATAACGTGTAGCCAAGTTAGCCAAGTCTTTGTCTTGGTCGAACTGCGGAGCTAATTGGAAGCCCAGAACTGCTGCTTCTGCTTGGTAAACAAGCGGGCGGCCAGCAGTACACACTGTTGATTTTAGAACTTTCATTCCAAACAACTGTCCAATTTCACCATTCATGATTGCTTCACGAGATCCGTAGCGATTTGCATCGACGAAATCAGTGATGTTCAGCAACGTCGCGTGTTCTGTTGGGTGAACCAACAAATAACGCTGTTCTGCTGGAAATTCTTGAATGTCTAGCAATTCCATAGCCTTTACGATATCAGCGCGACCGAACGAAGCGCCAGCAAATGCAATGATATGATCCGGACCAGCCGCAGAAACGTCTGCGATCATAGCCGCATGGATATCAACATCAACTTGCTTCGCGTGTGCATTTGCAGCATTCAGCAAGCTAGCTGATTCAAGATTAACCGCGGATTGTTTGTTAGCTTTCTTTTCTACTAACCATTGAACAACTGCGTGTTGATCCAATAAAAGTTTGTCAGTTCCCCAAGTCAATGCAGCAGCATCAACCGCAGTTCCTGAAACTTTCTTAGTGACCGCGAAATTGCTCATCTTTGGAAATTCGATTTCATCAACTCCATCAACTGCAAATTCCGAAACATTTCGGATTGTGCCCGCGATTACTGATTTAGCGATCAATTGTCGTTGAACAATTGACGCCACGATTGTTTGTTTAAGTGCATCGGTGACTACATCACCCGTAATTACATCAGCCATTTTCTACCCCTTTAATGATATTGCTTTGTATTGTTTTAATAGTTCCTCTGTTGACATATCAGACAAAGGCTTTTGCTGCGCTGGTTTGTTATTAGGTGTTATGTCATCGGGCAACTTAACTTCTTTTTTAAAAAGGAATGGTTTTTCTTTGGTGAGAGCTTGGAGCTTTTCGTCCAATTTTTTCTCATCAAATTCGAAATCTTCCGTAATTTCTAGATCATCGAACTTTAACGCCTTCATGGCCAATTCGGGATCATTACAACCTAGCTTTTCAGCTTTTCTAAAAAATTGGCTCCGAACTGTCTTGTCGGCTACCTTTTTATAGATTTCCACTTTTTCAGTTTTAAGTTTTGCATTCAATTGCTTGGCGTTTTCCAACGCTTCCTTCAGCTTTCCTTCCGCTTCCAACTTGGCTTGTTCGTATTCTTCAAGTTTTGTCTTGGCTTCTAGGTGTTCGCTCTGCAATCGCTTTTTTTCCGCTAATAACTTCTGATAACTCTCGTAAGCAACTTGGTCCTTTTTTTCCGGCTCGTTACCACTGGCTTGATCCGGTTTCCCACTGGGAATTGTTTCTGACATTATCAATCTCCTTTATTTTGAATCATTTTCTCTTTATTTTGTCATAAAGTTTAAGGCTGCGTCTAAGTCCATCGGCGATTCTATTCTGTAGGTTAGCTTTCAGCCTGTCCGATATAAAAAAGAACTTCCGATTCCTCTTTTCTAGTTCTTCCTTGATCTCGATATTATCTTTTTTGTCGATGGTCTCTTGAAGTGTAGCGTCTTTATATAGTTCCCGGTCCGGGTTTATGAATAGCGTGATGATCCCGCGAAATTCGTCGAGCTTATACCTCATTGAATTTAATAGTTGGCCCGACATTGATAGGTTAGACGTTTCAGCGCGAACAATTGCAGGATCGAATGCATTCCCACGCTCGATCAATCGCTTCCTAGCTCCTATTGTGCTTTTTTCTAGCTTGTCCTGCTTGTATTGCTCCTGTCGGCCTCGGGTTCGCTTCTTTATTTGATCGATGGCTTCTTCCGCTAATTCTCGCATGAATCGCTCATCTGTAACCGCATTTCGGATCTCTTTAAGCAAATTGTCCTGTGCTTCTTTTGTCCCTGTTATCTTGACCTCATTCTTCGCCAAAGGATAACCCCTCTCTGGCTAGTCGGCCTAATAAGTTTAGGATCTGACTGTCAGATATAGTTGGTTCATCTTCTTGCTGTCCGAACTGTGGAACAAATTCCATGGCAATATCTTCAAGCTCCTCATCGGTCCACCCTAAAAATGCCCGCTTTGGAACTGTGTCACCAACCATGTGGTTGTATGCTTTCGGCGCTTGATCTGAAGAAACTCCAACAACCATTTTAGTTGGTGTTTGGTCTATGATCTGAATTGACGTTAGCATATCCCCGGTCAATTCGAGATTGGGTGTGTTTCCTTTACCAAACGCCGCAAATGCCAAACTGTTTTTGTATTGTTCCGAGTATGCCGGGAATATCTTGTTTTCTATATCCCTACCGCTTGCCGTTCGCTCCAATAGGCGCTCCAGTGCCAACTGGAAGAATGTTTCCCTAACGTCTTGATCTAGCGCTCGGCTACCCAATAAAGGCTCTAGATCGATTTCAACTGTGACCTCAGATTGGGATAGATTGGTCTTGGTGTAGGCCATTATTCACCCGCTTCGTCGCCTTCTTCCGTTTCTTCTGTTTCAATAGTTGGTGGAAGCTGAAGTCTTGCTATGCGTCTTTCATCAATCTTTTCGATTATTTCTTCCGCAGCTTCCTCTGTGATCCCGTTAAGCTCCGCTAATACGCTAGTGCGATCCGCGATTCCCAGTTCAATCTTCTTTTGTCCGTTGGCCAATTTCTCGGAAATGGTCTCAACCATTGTTGGCTCCTTGAATTGGATCGATAGCTCTGAATTGATGATCCCTTGACTAACCCAATATTTTGGATCCAAAAATTCCGTTCCTGACAATAGACTTAAATAGCTTGTAACAATCTTGTGCAGCTTCTTTTCAACAACTGTATACAAGTCGAAGTCCTCTTTGGTGGCTTTGAATTGGTCGATCATGGCCAACAACTTTTCAAGTGCTGACGAATAGCTTGATCCGCTGTTTGTTGAGCTTACTGCCTTGGCATCGATCCCGCGGGTGGATAGGAATATTCCAAGCAAGTTTTCGATTGTTTTTAGTTGGCCCTCGATGTTTGGTGTTGGGCTTTTGAAGTCTAGTTCCAACTTTTGAGCTGGATCTGCTGGATTGCTTGGAAGGTGTAAAAGTCTTGAAGGTCCAATGAATATCGATTTTGGAACCAAAGAAGTTGGGCCTGACATAACTCCAACCGAATACCCCTGCATCCTTGCGATATACAATAAGTCAGTCCATGAAACATTGAAATCAACTGTAAAATCGGTCAATGCTTGGCCAATTCGAACAAAAAATTCAAAGTCTTTGTCTTTGGCAACGTCGATAAATGGCATTATCCCAATTGGATTTAATAGCATTTCACCTTGAAGGATTCCGCGGCCATCCATTACAAAGGTCAATTCGTTTGTTGTGACCTGATAGCGCTCAAGACTGATCTTGTAATCATCCGCATCGGCAATCACTTGATTAACATTATCTGAAACCGCATTACCATAGACGTTTTTATCGAACGTGCTGACAACGTAGGCGAACGCTGTTTCCGGATCGCTTTCGTCTGGAACAACGTCGATATTGTGTCCATGCAATACTCGGAGCTTCAATTTTCCGTACTTTGGAACAACTTGAAGGAATGTTTGGTTGCGTAGCTTGTAATATTTGTTTGATTTGTTGAGGATCGAATTGAATCCAAAATCAGAGTAGGCCATTTTTAGAACTTGGTCATCATCCGGCGTGATCTCTGTGTAGGATCTAACCGGAGCATCAAGGTAAATTGTGGCTTCCTTGTTTACAACGGCCTTAGAAATATTCAAGTTGGACACAATTGGCATCTGCACAACGGTATCCTTTGAAAGCTGTTTTACTAACTTTTCTTTGACGAACTTTTCGGCGTTATCGTTGTAAATCTCATAATCTTTCAATGACTTGCGTTTTCGCTCGATGTTTTCCGCTGATTTAATATGTTCGATCAACCTGATGCGCTCGTTTGGATCTCTATAGTTTGGATTGGCCATTATAAATTCCTCGCTTGTCCGATTTCTTTGAATTGTGAAGTGAAAACGATCCGATATCCGGCGCTCGTGGTCGAGTGTTGGAATGACTTGGAATCATCCTCTGTGTAATCCGCGCCCTTCTTTAATGCTGTCAGATTGAACCCCTCGTTTAATACCTTGCATTTTTCAAACAAAAAAAGCCTGTTTTGTTTAAGGCTATTGCAACAATATGCATTAACAATATTATGCCTAGTTCTGATAGGTGGATTTGATCTCGGGACTAGCATCGTATATCTAATCTTAGGTCCAGACTTCGGTTTGTAGTTGGCCAAGAATTGTTCAATGATATCATAGTTGGAATGCTTTGAATTGGTTGTTCTAGCTGCTCCGGTGGCGTCCCCATGAACTTCCCAAACGTATCCTTGGTCAAGGTAGCCTCTGGCTGCTAATTCGTCCATCTGATCCTCGGTTCTAGATCCAAAGATCACAATTTCATCGAAGAAATAAAACGTGTCATTTTGTGGATCATATTGGGATAGGACCGATGACATGGGTTTGCCCGCCGAAATGTTGAAGTCAAACGAAATGCTAATAGGTAGGTGCTTCTTTATCTCGTATGGCTTATTGATAAAATTGACTTCTTGCTTGTATGCGTAATATATACGCTCCTTGTCAATTTCCACCCACTTCCCGTAAATCTGGCGCTCGGCCTCTTTATGTGGAAGATCCCTCTTGAGCTGTTCAACGTATGATTTTGGAAGGTATGGATTCTGCTCTGTTAAGCTAAAATGAACGTGGCGGGTTGGTTGGCTTTCAATAAAAAAATATTTGTATAAATGCGAACCCGGCGATCCCGGATTGGTGCAGTAAAGAATTATGTTTTCTTTAACATGAGGCACCCGGCCAACGCGCTGTCTTATTTCGACAAACGCTTGAATTGAATCGTGTTCGTTTTCAATGGCTTCTTCGAATACAAAAAAAGAATATACGCGTGATCTTAGCTTTTGAAATCGATTGTCCGCCCAACTGACCGATTCAATGATTGATCCGTTTTTGAAGAATATTTGCCCGGTGTTGTATAATACCTTGTCAATCTTGTCCAACGCCTCTGGATCTTCTAGGTGCTCCGTTATTGTTCGAAAGATGGTTGCCTTCAAGTCTGGAAGTGATCGGCGTCCTATGCCAATCCTAGCGTTAGGGAAACGCATAGCGTGATCGATTACAAGGTGAGCTGCTAAGATTGACTTACCTGATCCAATCGCTCCACTTAGTAAGACCTCATGTGTGCCAATAGAATAATCATATTTGTATTTAATATCAGCGATGACCTTTAATTGCCATGGAATCATTTCCGGATTGTATTGGCTGAATGTCGGTGTGGACCTATCTTGAATCAATTGTAAAACTTCCCTTTGTGATCCTTCATGATCTCGCAAGATATCTTGATCTTAACATTTGGGTTTGGGAATTGTTCAATTGAATCGCATTCCATGACTTCGAGCATGGCAAAGCAAATGTCAAAAAGTGCTTCAACCTCCTCCTGCAATCTTTCCTCTGGCCATTCTTTATAGATATTGACCAGATTTTCGATATTATTTCGGCTCATCTAGTGCCGCTTTTTTAAGAGCTTCTTCCGAGTAGGCCAATACAATTGGCTTAATCCCGCTTGATGTGTCGTCCTTTATCTCAACTGATTTGCGCTTTGGATAAATGAATCCCATCAATGTTTTTGCGGCATCCACCCGGTGATCCAATTGAATAACGTGTTCAATGATCTTTACCCCACCAACTCCAAACTTTTCGATCATTGGTGTTTCATAGCCCAATGATTGCCAATCTCCTTTTGCGATTAGAATTAGGATTTCAGCAGGATCACAATTGAGCTTTTCACACAATTCAACTAAGTATGTCGTATCTTTGTTTGGTGTTCCCTTTTGCCTGCCACCTTTACGCCCTGCGCTATTTTTAACTATCTTAGTTTCCATTCTGGATTCCTTTGCTTAAAAACTGATCTTTCATCAATTTACGATCATGCTTTATCATTTCCATTGTAGACTTAAACCCAAGGGAACTGAATATCTTTGTTTTGTGAAACTTGATTGTTTTTTCTGCAACATTCATGGAATCCGCGATTTCTTTGACGCTCATACCGGAAAGCATTTTTACAACAATTTCCGCTTGGATCAGTGTTTTGATCTTTGGATATCTTTCCAATGTCTCGTTTATTTCATCTGTTTTTGCTTTTTTCTCTAATGATTTCAGCACGTTTACAATTTTTTTAATCTTCATCAAAGTCTTATAATACTGCTTTGCTGCGCCATAAACTTGATTGGCTTCCTCGATGGCCTTGTCAAATTCTGTTTTATCTACCTTTAGAAATTCCTGTGTTAGTGCTAATTGTTCAGCTAGTTTAAGGCTCATTTGGATCTCCTTTGAAATCTGCAAAGTTTAGTTTGTTGTGGAATACCTGTTTTATTGGGCTATTTTCTACATAAAATTGAAGTGATTCCTTGGTGCTCTTTTTAATAAGCTCCAATCGATTATATACGCCGAACTTGCGATATATCGACGATAGCCGGAACTTTACCCCGGCAATTGAAAGCGGGATAGCTAGCGCGATCTCAGCAATTGAATAGCCGCTTAATACACTAGATAGAATCTGAAATTCCCGTTCTGATAGCTCCACCTTGTCCAAGGCTAGGCGCTCCTGCATCGGATCTGCTGGCAACAAAGGTAACTGATCTTCGAACGCCTTTTCCTTCTGTTTTCGGATCTCTATGGTGTCCAGTAGCTCAAACTGTAAAAATGACTTTTTTCCGCTCATTAGAAAAGTATGTTTTGAATTATCACATTGGTCTAGTGATTTCTTAAATAATCTGTTCTAGTTTTGTGATCTCTATTTGAAGGTAATAGTTATTGTCCTTTGAAATCATGCGTCTTGATCCATCAAACCCAGAAATTAGGCGATCATTTTCTAGAATCTGGGCTTTCTGTAAACTATCTGTCACGCTTTCGAATAAATTGGATAGGTCTGGAAGTAGCTTTGAAATCTCGCCCTTTTTTGTGAAGTATACTGACCTTGGAAAGTAAAACGTGATCTTACAATTAACATAATCTGTTATTGGATCTAGGCGCTTTTGCATGGCCAATGACCTAAGTCTTAGGACTAGCATTTCCTCCAGTGACTTGGCCCGCGGGTTTGATGAAATGAACGGCCTTCCTGTGGCTCTGTTCCGTAGGATCATCTTCGAATTTTTTTTGATTGCAAATTTCTGTGTAAGTATCAACGCAGAGAAAAGAACGCTCATTTCTTGCGATCCAAGCACTCGTTATTGTTTTTTCGGCATTCTTTTTTAGCCCATGTCGAGAATTTCACCCAACTATCGAAATCGATCACAACTCCGGTCCTGACCTTTGAAAGCCAATCCTCTCCAGATAACTCGCGCTCCTCTTTTGACAAAGTATAGCGGCAAAATCCCTTGTGTTTTTCTATTGTTGGATCTGTTGGGTCATTTAATGGGAAGCAAGCCTCCACGTTTGGTGGAACTGATACACAACCGCTAAGGATTAAAACTAAGGAAATCGCGCAAATGTTCTTTAAGCTGTTCTTCATTCTTCAATCTTTCTTCTTGGCTAAGATCCGGGTTGTCTAGCTTCTTTCGAAGCTCCATGACTTCCGCGGAATTTGTTAAAACATCATCTTCAATAGCCTTAACGTAGCTTGAAAGAATTGTCTTGTTAAGAACAATATTAATTGTTCCGGCAACAATTGAGTTCATCGCGGTATTAATAATTGGAATGTTTCCGAATGGTGTCGTTTTTGTGATTGCTGCAATTGCCTGATCTGTTACCAACTGGACTAAAGACTGTGTTAGTTTATCGCTGCTCATTGAGTTTAAAAACCGCGCTTTCTAGTTTATCCACCCGTTTTTCTAGATTCTGTGAGCTGTTAAGTAGGATTCCAACTTGTGTATTCAAAAGGCTAACCGATTTGTTGAGATCCGATAAAACTACAACCGCGAACGTGATAATTGGAAGGATTAAGACTTCAATAATTAGCCGGATTGTGTCTTTGTTCATTTTAGCATGGCTCCCACAATATCGATAAACCCAAGCAACCTCATGTCACCGAATCCCTCGATAATCCTCGTTTTATAATGCGCTCCTTCGCCATCCCTGACCATTTTATCGTCGGTGTTATTCGAAGTGTTAAACTCGAATGTAGAAAGTCGCCCGGATTCCATCCCTAACACTAAAACCGCGTGACCTTGTGTCGTTCCCTGTTTTTGGTAGCACCCGATTGATAATTCCTTTGGAATCTTTGTTTTATAGCTTGGCTTTGTTCGCTCCCATAGCTTTAAAACGCCTCCGGTCTTTGGCAAATCGATTTTCACATCAAATTCAATTTCCAAGTTTCTTAATATGTCTTGTATTCCCCAAACACAATACGGATCTCCAAGATTGCCTCCGTTGCGTAGAATCATGCTGTCGATATCTTTTGACCTGTTTTTTCCTTCGGTCTCTCTAAATCGAATATATGGCGTTTTTGTAAGGTGGCTGTAAGTTGCTGTTTCTATAATATTGATGACAAAATTCTTAATGTCTGGCCACATTTCGACCATTAAAGCGGCGTCTAGTGGCTTCATTGAATTATTATAATTTTCAACTTCTTCCATCCACTTTTCCACTTGCACCCTTGGCATTTTTTCGCTAGCTTTGATCTAGTTCATTATCCTCCCGATAAAACGAACCTTCAAGGCCCTCAGTAAAAAATCCGACTAAAAGACGGAAAAAATACTGGGGGCTTTGTTTTTTTAACTACTTCTTTTTTGGAAGTGGCTTTGCTGCTGGCTTTGCTTTCTTAACCGCTGCTTTTTTGCCGTTTTTCATTTCTAGCTCCTGTGTTAGTGTTTTTTCGTTTTCCTTGAGAATTATTTCCCAACATAACGCCCTTAATACTAAATTGATCGCTTCGCGGATCTGGCCCGCGTTTAGCTTCAACGTGTCGTTTTGAAACAATCCGAAATATTTCACCATTGATTCAATTTGATCCTTATTCATAATTGCGGCTCCTTTGATGCGGCCAAAAATGCGTCTGCTTGCCTATACGCAAAGTCTGCGATCACT